GCACAAATAAAAAGACTTAGGTCATGAGTTTATCCAAAGGGGATAACAAACTTACCTAAGTCAACATGATTGAATCTTAATCTCGTTATATACATTATAACATAAAAAATAGTTTCTGTGTGTAAATAAAAAGACTTAATAGAGTTTTGCTCACTTGGTTAAGGATGTAAGAGCGTTTCCTTGTAAATAGACCCTCACATCTATTTACTAACATGTTACTAACATGTCCGCAACTATTGGCGTAGTTGCGCCTGTATAATAATACCCGCTATTATTATACTATACAAATAATCTAGAATATCTTTTACATAAATACATTATACCACAACTTACTAACTTTGTTGACGTAACTTAATCAACTGTCCTAGTGGGTCATTGCTTTCTTTTGTTTTTTCAGCTGGTGCCACTATTTTCAGTCTTGCGTTAATTGTCAAACCAAGGTCAGCAGTTGCGGACTTCAACTCTTTACTATATGAGTTCATGATGTCAACACGTGGATTCTTCTTACCATCTGGTGTGATTTCTCCTTCTTCCATCAATCGCTCTGTTGCTTCACTATATAGGTAAGTGTAATTACAGTAACGAACCATTGTTTGTTGGTCCAATTCTGAAATAGGTAGGTCACCTATAAAGTGTGAGATACGTTCCCATTCAGGAAAAGCACCTTGCAATAATCCTTGTGGATAATAACTAAAGTCTAACTTCTCATAGTTGTAAAGTGCTTCTTCCTCTTTCTTACGTTCCTCTTGTTGCTCTGTTGTGAGGTTGCCAACTTGGGCATTAATTAATTTTCTTGGTCTACCCATTATGTTTCACCTCCTTATACTACTTCAATAATTTCATAATGGCGATTGCGTCCACCAAGCTTAGTGCGTACGTCTTTAAAGTAGCCTGATTTTTTATTATAAAATTTGTCTGCTTCTGTTTGCGACTTAAACGCTCGTGTTTGTTGCGTGTGCAAATCTTTTACCATAATAGGTTTTGGCGCTGGAATAATAATTACCTCCCTTACTATAATTTAAATTTAAGAAAAAACTCCCTAACAAAATTATAGCACAAAACGTGTTGTTTGAGAAACCAGTTTTGATGCGTGTTATCAGGGAAGTATTTCGTAATAGTGAATATGTGTAACATTCTGTGTAACGCTTGATACAATTGAAAAGAAACCAGTTTTGAATCGTGTTTTTCAAGGGAAAAAGCATGTTTTCAACTTTCGTTTTTAGAAATTCGTGTGAAAAGAAGTCATCACCGATTAGTTTCTTCAAAAAAATGAGGGGGGGTCTAAAAATTTTAGCGACTCCCTCCCATTTTAATTTCCTACTCCCTCCCACTTTTTAAAATCTGATAGCCCTACACCTACCTACAATCACCCCTTGCGGTTGCGGAAGCTGGCTGAATGGTCTTCTTTGTTGTGGCATTCCTGACAGATACTTTCTAGGTTATCTATATCTAACCTATGTCGCCAACCCATTGAGGTACGTATCTCTTGCCTATGATGGACAATGGTTGCTATTGTACTATTACATACTTCACACATTGGATTCATTGAAAGCTTTCTTGCTCTCACGTTTCGCCACAGTGTTGATGCGTAGAAGTCCGCATACTTCTTGTTGTCTGGTGAATGTCTTACTTGCTTGTTGTATGTTCGTTGTGTATTACCTTTGTGTTCTTCACAGTATACTTCTGGTATGTCTACATACTCCCTGCAGTGTGCAACCTTACACCGTCGCTTAGGCATTAGAAGCCCCACATATCTTTGTTGTTATTGATGGTGCTTAAGATGTCATAAGATACTTTAGGTTTGGTTGTTGGTTCTGTTGTTGGTTGTTCTGTTGTGTGTGATGTGTTGGTAACCATTGCTTGCTCTAACTGTCTGATGTATGATACTAACTCTAACTTAGTATGAGATAGTAGTTGCTTGTCTGTCATACCCTCCATGGTCATATAGTATACCCTCCTCTATGTTGTATTCTCAAGGGTACAGTATTAACCTATACCCTCCACTCTCTGTTGTATATGGTGGTGCTTAGTTGTTGTATCCCTCTAGTGTGGACTTCATACGTTTTAATAGCATAGGTCCAAATACATTCCATAAGATATAGACAATAGCTAAACCAGTGTTGCCTGATGTCCACAATACATAGGGTAGATACACATACATTAGTCCTGCCATTACTACTGTAAATACTAAGATGATTAGTGCTACTACTAATTGGATTGCTTTATTCATAATTGATTCCTCCTATTTGTTTTTACTTTACTTCTATATTATAGCATACTTATTTGTGCTTTAGGGAATAGATTAATCATTAATAACCATTGAAATGTTCTTCATGTGTTCTTGATGTTCTTGATGTGTTCTCTGTTGAAGTAACCAAGTGGCGCAATGAAGAACACCTATAAACGTTGATAAACCAACATTCTTAGTCTATTTTATTATAAGCGTTCTCTGTGTTCTTCATATATTCTACTCTATTTGTAGAAAAATATATAATATAAAATATAATTCTGGTACGTGAGTAGTAAAAAGACCTCCAATGAAGAACACTTGGTTCAATCCCTTGTGGCTCTAAGGTTCAATACTGTTCTTCAATGAAGAACACCTATGATAATTTTGCATAGTTTAGGGAGTTTTAATGACCATAATTTCCAAATAGGAAATTTGATACAAAATAGTATAAAAGTTTTTAAACAAAACTGTTGACAAATTAATCAACATGGTTTACTATAGTAAATGTAAACCACAACATAAGGAGGAAATAATATGCAAAACAAAAACGAAACAAAAATATTTTATACACTTGACGCATTACAAGTCTACATTGATTCACTTGACGCAACGGACAAAACAAAAGCTTACACATTGAATGTGCGTGACATTGAGAAAGCAAGCAACATACCAATTATAAAGAAACAACCGTCAGAAGATGAAGTACAAACGCTTGAACAACTTATTACAAGCACACAGGAGCATTTCATGGATGACTTAGACAATTGTATTGACAATATGAATTTCTACTATAGTCAAGGTAATATGGCAGATTATAGAGGATATGTAAAACAGTATGATGGAATAATGAAACGATATGGTGAAAGATTAAAAGATTTACACAAACAACTTGACAAACTAAAAGATTCATAGTACACTGGTTTCATAGACAACATAAGGAGGACCTAAAATGACAGAATACAAAGATTTAAAAATGAAATGCACAAGTAGCCACCCACAAGAACCATTTTACACAGAAGGTAAAGAGTATGACATTCTAAAGAATGAAACAGGTTTCTATATTAAATGTGATGAAGGTGACATATTAGAATACGGAACAACACCATTTGACTTAGAACACAACCTAAATCAATTTTGGGATTCAAATTTTAACTTGGTCAACATTGATGAACTCACTAAGATTAGAAAAACATTTCAACGAACACTTATTCAATACAATATGGATATTGGTCACTTCGAGGGACGTTTGGTGGGAAAACCAAGCAATATCATATCAGCACAGATTGCAATGTTAAAAGTAAAACGTGAAGCAATCCAAGAATTATATGATGAACTATTTAAGGGAGGTAATGAGTAATGAAATACACAATGAAATGCACAAAACAGACAGTAGAACCATTTTTCACATTAGATAAAGAGTATCAGATTGCCCACAACAATACACTAGGGTACTTTATTAAAGATGATAATAATGAAATTGTAGGAGATGGAAAAACACGTGAAGAACTACTGAATAACTTAAATGAATATTGGTACTCACAGTTTGAACTAATTGTGATTGATGGAGACAAAGAAAACAAAGTATTACTAACACTCAATGAAAACAAAGAGTTAAGTATTAATATTAAGAAAGCAGATGAAGCAGAAGTAATTTACATGTTAATGGCTGGTTTAATTCGTGTATGTAAAGAAGTTGAACTTGAACAAGATTTAATGATTGAAACTATTAAAGAACTTTGGGGGTGTGTAGAATGAAAACAGCATGGTTAGTCAAAGTTGATTATAAAGTGCCAGCAATGAGAGGGTTCAGTTCATATGAGAGTGCGCTCAAGTATTATCATGAAATGGTAGATAAAGTAGAAGAACAAATTGAAGAACGTAATTGTGAGCAAATAGAGTCATATAGTAGTGGAAAACCGCTTTTAACACAGTTTAGAGAGTGGGACGAAGAATACAAGTATTTCACAACACTTGGTTTAGTATCAATCAAAGAAATTGAATGGGAGGAAGAATAATGATTACACTAGGACAATTACTAATGTGTGTTGAATATGGAAGAACAGTGGTATTAGTAGAACACGGAACAGAAGAACAGATTTGTATTTTCACACAATCGGAAGAACTAGAATATAAACGAGAATATGAAAAAGTTGAACCACACCTTGAACGTGAGGTAATGAATATCTCAACAACATCAGTTGGTGGATTATATATTGAAATTATTTAAAACTTTTTGAACAAAAGTGTTGACAACTACTATATCACATGGTATAGTAGGTACATAAGATAACAACAAACAAATTGGAGGAATTAAAAATGACAAACTACGAAAAAGAATTATTCACTAAAATTTTAACAGGAAATATTAAATTTGAAATTGCAGGTAAAGAAAACGAAATGTTAGATGGATATATTACAAGAGATGAATTTAACGAATATAAAGGAATGCTAAATCTATTAAACGTAGCTAACCAAATCTTCACAGAAGCGTACACAGATGGTTACTTTAAATCAAGTAAAACAGATGCAGTTATTGAAGCTAAACACGTTAAATTTTTAGGAACAGAAGAAATTGAAATTATCAAAACAAACGCAATTTTACATGCAATGGTAGCTTTCAAATAAAAATCAGAAAAGGGGTTGACAAGTTCAGCCCCTACTGATATACTAAATATATAAATCAAAGGGAGGAATTAAAATGTTAGTATCAAAAAAGAAATACAATAAGTTGAAAGACGATTACAACTGGTTGGTAGACATTAAAAACAATTTTGAACACTCTTACAATCAAAGCCAATCAAATTACACTTCATTAGAACAAAGGTGTCGCAGACTTGAAAAAGAACTTGACAAAGCAGATGATGAAGTATTGGACCTGAAACTTGAACGTGACATGTACAAAGAGCGAAACAAAGAATTATGGGATAAATTCAATACAATACAAAGTGAACTAGAAAAAGTTGACCGCATTGTTTTACAATATGAACAACGAATTAACGAATTGGAGGAACAATTAAATGAAACAACTATTTAAAGACAATTTAACAATTGAACAAATTAAAGAAATTCACGGCGGTTGGGACAATGAAGGTATTTTATACGGTTGGGAAAATGGCGAAGCTGATGAAGTTCAGACGTTACTAGAAAAACATGGGTATAATTTAGACAGTATTAAGGTAATGAAAGAAGCATTTGAAACACTAGACTTAATAGCATGGGAGGAACAAGCATATGAAGTATACTAAAAACGACTTATACGAAGGTATGAAATTACGTTGCGTTTCGACAATAGAACCGCATTGGTGGAATGTAGGTAAACAATATGAGGTTGAAAAGCGTACAGATGGATTATTTATACTGAAAGATGAAACAGGTTATATCTGGAATAGCTGGCTCATTTTAGATTTCTTAAATGGTAAATCTCACTGTAAAATGGAACTTGTAGAGGAGGAAAAAGAAATGAAAAAATATGCTAAAATTACAAAATACGCTGGTTTGATTGATACTGACAAAGAAAATGGATTAGAAATTGGTAAAGAATATGAAATTGTAAGATTCAGTGGTGTTTCAGAAGATTGTTGGGTTTATTTAAATGACAAAAGACCAGAGTATTTCATTTCAGAAACACAATATGAATTAGTAGAAAAAGAAGAAGTACCTACTTTGAAAGCAAATGTAGATTTGAAGTCTGTTATCCAAGCTAAACTTGATGAACTTACAACAGAAGCAGAACGCTTATTCAAAAAACGTGACCGTTTGGAGCAACAAGCCATTAACTTAAACAAAAAGGCACAAAAACTTAAAGAAGTTATTGAAACTATCAAAGAATTTGAATAAAACACTTGACACCTACTATATCTGATGGTATAGTAGGTGTATAAGATGACTAAGGAGGGAACTAACATGGCAATATTCGGTTTAGTATTTGTAACAATTGGAATCTGGGGTACTTACAACATTATCAAGTATATTGAAGATTAGGAGGAACAAGTAAGATGAGTAACCTAAAAACATTTAAAGTAACATATGGAAATATAGAAAACAAGGTACAGCGTGCATACCTTAAAGCATACCACTATAATGAAGCGTTACGAAGAAGCAAGCGCATAAATGGGTTATATTGTATTATAAAATTGGAGGAAGTAGATAATGCCAGTAAAAACTAATTATCATATTTGCCTAACAAATAACGAGTATATAAACTTGCAGACAGAAACACCAATTTTAGTAATGTATGAACAAGCGGTTGAAAATGATGAAAAATTATTGAAGTTAGACAAAGCAGAAGATATTGAAATTGATGGAGAAATGCAACCCACATTTATCACCATTCCACTTGATTCAATCCTATATGTATTGGAGGACGCATAGTGAGTGATTCAGTAAAGGTTATTGGCTCAATTTGGGCTTCAACAGATGGATTAAATATTTATAGAATTGACCAGATAGACACACGTGGTTATTTTATCACATTATTAGACAATGAAATACACATGGTTTCTAAAACATGGATACACAAGCAAGCCACCATGTGTGACACAAAAGCAACCAAAGAACAGAAACAACAATTTGAGGAGGAAACAAAATGAGTAGAATGAGTAATATTAGCGCAATTGAACATGTTTTAGAAATGATTGAAGGTTATGACACAAACGGAGAACACAACCCAGCTGGAATGAGATTTATCCAAGGTGTAATTTTAGGACTTGGAATGGGAGATGTTATCACTATGGAGCAAGAAAGTGAATTACGTGAACGATTACATGATGTTTATAAATTTCATAAGGAGGAAACAAAATGAGAGTAGACATGTACACAGAACGTTACTATGAATTTGAAGAACCATATAATGGGGCTACAGTAACAGTTGTATTAAAAAATAATGTACCACTAATGTATCAATATGAATATAAAGATGTTCAAAACACATTAGCATATAAATTTAGAGGCTTATACAACCTTAAGTATATTGGTGATATTGTAAATGTATGGAATGAAAAACGTTTATTAAAAAAACTAGATGAGGTGGAAAAATGAGTAAATTAGATGTATTATTAGTGGCACTTGTATTGGTAGGGACAGCAAGTGGAATAGTGATTTCAGCAATGATTGTAATTTCAATACTAATGACATTGAAACCAATAGCATGGGTTGTACTTGGATTAGGTGCATTACTAACTATCATGATTGCTATTGGTATATACCTATTTGAGAAACATTATCTAAATTAAATATGTTATGATAAGGGAGAAAGTTAAATAAAACAGTTGACTTTCTCTTTTTTACATGGTATATTAATGTCATAAGATATTAGGAGGAATAATAATGGTAAATGAATTACAAAAAGTTGAATATGACCAACCAGTTGAATTAAGTTTTGTCAGCACACTTGAAAAGACTTTGACACCTAGCAAGCAATATATCAAAGCACTAAAGGAGTATGAAAAGGACCACAAAGAGTGGGAAGTTGACTTCAAAAATGGAGATGCGGCTAAGAATGCAGAACCACAACGACCAGAACCAAGCTATGATGGATTAAACGCAGAAGCATTAGCTGTTCACATGGCTAAGGTATTACCAGTACACGCAAGTTCCACAATTGGTTTACCAGTGGTTTATAATCATGACACAAAAATCTATGAGGTGTCAGAAGATAACCTAGAAGCTCGTTTATGGCAAAAGCTTTACAATGAATTTATGATGGTCTACACACCACATTATGCAGAAAATGCAAAGGTTGCTAACCAATTTAGAAATGCAGTCCAAAGAATGGCAAAAAATGCGCTTGCTTCTGGCGCTAACTTACCATTTAATGACAAAATGGACCCAAACAAAATAGCCTTTAAAAATGGCACATATCGCTTTAAAGAGGACACATTAAAGCCAACTGTGAAAGAGGACTACCAAACAACAAGAATTGAATATGATTATATTGAGAACCCTAAACACAATATAGTTGCTGAATGGATTGAGTATATTTTAGAAGAGGACGCAAAAACACTTTTCCAATTGATTGGACGTATTTTCTACCGCAACCAAGACCCACAAGCAATGGTATTCGCAACTGGTGAAGGTAGTAACGGTAAATCTCACGTTATGGCATTTATTGAGGAACTAGTAGGAAAATCAAATACAAGTCATGCAACACTAGCTAGCTTGTCAGGTAATAATGACAAATTCGCAAGCTCTCAATTATTTGGTAAAATGGTGAATATTGAAACAGATATGCCAGCGCAACACATTAAGCAAACAGGTACACTGAAAACACTATCAGGTAATGACGTTATGAGTGCAGAGTATAAAGGTATTAACAAGTTTACATTTACGAACTACGCACTAATGATTTTCACAACTAATAACATGCCTACGTTTTCAGACACCTCACATGGTTTCTTACGTCGTATTATCACACTACCATTTAACAAGACAATGGGAAGAGATAACCCCACAGATTCAATGTGGCTGGAACGTTCAAAGAATTTCACATATGAAGAAAAATCAGAGTTTATAAGCTACTGTTTACAACAATATAGAAATGTACTATTTGGACTAAATGGAGAAACCAAAGGACACTTCTGGACCAGTGATAATGCAAATAAATTACGTGACGCATTTATACAAGGTAATGACACAATGGCAAACTTTATTGATATGAATGAAATTGAGTTCGTGGAAGATGAAAACTCATTTATCCCAACAAACGAATTATTAGAAGCATATAACGATATGTTAGTTAATGAAGGACTAATGACTGTTTCAGCTCGTAAGTTTGTGCCAGAACTACAACGTAAATCGAAGAATATTGTATTAAACAGAGTTAAAAAACGAGTTAATGGCAGACCACAATATGTGTTAACCAATATTAAATGGGCTAACAACTTTACTGAAACAGATAATATTTTTTAAAAAATAATTTAAAGAAAGTTGACTAAAACAGTTGACTTTCTTTTTTTCGCATGATATACTTAATTCATAAGTTAAGAGGAGGAATTAAGAAATGAAACCATATTACGTAGAATTAGAAAACACAATTGAGGAATTAGAAGAATTATTCATTACAAGATACATGGAACTAATGGAATGTGACAGAGAATGGGCTATGGAAGTTCAAAAAATGGAATGCAACGCACCACACACAAAGAAAGATGTGGAATTGATTTTAAAACAAATGTGTTCATTATGTGGGGTTGATTACACATGTTAAGCACAAAAGAAGAACTACTAGATAAACACTATCTAGTAGTTCTAAAATATCTAGTATCTGAATTAAAGAAAGTAGATAAAAAACGAGATAGCGCAACCAAGAAATTAATGGAAATGAACGACAAGGAAAACATGCAATCACACACCACACAACGGTATTGGAAACAAGTATCTAATGTTGAATTTTATGAACATGAAGTTCGTAAACAGGTTTCAGAAATTAAAACAATTATGATGATATATGACATTAAAAATAAAATGCACCAAGAACGATTTTATTTTATAAAAAGTGTTGACAATCTATTACATTGATGGTATTATTAATTCATAGAGATAAGGGAGGAAACAAACATGACAACAAAACAAAGATATGAAGCTAAATTAGAAAGACTAAATAAAAGATATGACGAGTTAAAAGCGCAAATGATTGAAGCATACGACAACGGAAACAAAGAACTAGGACATGAACTAAACGATAGACTAGAAAAAATGTTAGATGTGATTTTACTAACTGAAACAGTATTAGAAAACTTAAAATAAAATAAGAAAAGGGGTTGACAAGTTCAGCCCCAACTGATATACTTAATTCATAATTTAAGAGGAGGATATGAAATGGACTTTCAAATTGGAACAGTAAAGAAAACGCAAGGACAAGTAAAGAAACACGCTTCACAGTTTACACACAATGAAGTTGAACAAGTATATAATGCTAGAGAGCGTGTAAAAGACTTATGGTTAAAGCGTGGTATTAAGATCGGTTTTCACTTACAAGATAAAATCAGAAATGGTGAAACTAAATTTTCATATGAAATGACAATGAAAACCATGTTAAATAGTACAATTATAGAGTACAACGAAACTGGAGCAGACAAGCGTATTTTACTACGTTCACACTATGCAGTAAACAAAGAAGTACAATGTATTGTGGTGTCACTATTAAGTGGTAAAGTAATTACAAGCTACCTAAACAAAGTAGATGATGTTCACAAGACAGTTGACCCCAGACGGTATGACAAAAATTTGAAAATTAATTTACCAAAACACTTGACAAAATAAAAACAATCATTTATACTAAGTATATAATCAATTAGGAGGAAATTAAAATGACAACAACATTAGTAGTAACATTATTAACTTTAGTAGCAGTATTAACAATAAGTGTAATGGAGGTAAACAAATAATGAAGGGTAGAAATACAGGAACAATTATAGGATTAGTATGTGGATTCATTGTCGCTGGTTCAACCGCAACAATGGGTATAACTGATATGAAAGAACAACTTGAAGAAACAAAAGATGAACTAGGGTTATACAAAGGTTTGAATGACCAACAACAAGATATTATTTTGAAATATAACGAAGTTTCAGGTATTGAAGTATCAAGTATCACTAAAACACTACACAATGAACAATTAATTATTGAATTAGAAAAACGAATTAACGACTTGGAGGAAAAATAAGATGAATGAAAATTTAGAAGTTTTAACAGCTGTATTGGTGGCATTTTTAGTAGGTATCTTTACAATCCTATTCACCGGTTCAAGGGATGCTGTAATGATAGCATGGTCTATATCATTTGTACTAACATTCTTAGCAACACAAACATTCAAGGAGGATAACTAAAATGAATTTATTACAAGCGTATGAAGTGGTTGACAGTCATTTTTTAGTAGTGAAAGAATCAAATGGTATGACTGCATTAGTAATTGACACAACAAGTGATAAGTCAGTAGCACGATTATTTAATAAGTATAATGAGTTGACAAAGGTATTAAATATCAGTTACAATGAATCGTGGGGCGCAATTGAATTAGTAATTGGAGAGGAAGAATAAAAAAAAATGAAAACAGAACGGATTATTGCAATTGATAATATTTTAATTGAAATGGAAAATAATTTCAGAACCAAAGGTATTACACAGGAAGAGATGGAAAAATATTTAACATATGGTACGTTAGCAATGTTAGGACTATTCAGCCAACAAGGAATTGACGTAGAAGAAGGTATTGAACTTATAACAAATATGTTACAAGGTAATAAAAAAGGTGGTTCAAACTATGGGAAAGGAATCTAAATTTAGTAGAGAAGTAGTAGACTATTTGAAAGCTAAAGGTGCATTAGTAAATGTTAACACAGCAAGCATATATGACCGTGTTGGTCGTGCAGATGTTGAAGCGTGTTATAGTGGCTATTATATCGCTTTAGAGCTTAAAACAGGTAACTACCAACCAGACCCATTACAAATTAGATACTTACAGGAAGTTAGATGTGCTGGCGGATATGGTTTACTATTAAGAGATAACTTAGGTGATTTATACGACTTATTGCAATATTTAGACCAATTAGACAATAGAGAGTATCAAGGTTTTGACGATATTTATTACACATATGAACAACCAGATTTACCAGATATTAAAGATGATAGGGTGGAAGTACTATATGACTAAGATTGGAAAAATTGAACTATTGCCAACGCAAATTGAAGGTATTAAACAGTGGAAAGAAAAACCATATGATTTAAGTGATGCTGGAACAGGGAAGACCTTCACCGCCTTAGGCGCCTACCTGCAAAGTGGCTGTAGTAAGCTATTAGTTATCTGTTTAGCCCCAAAGGTGGCGGACTTTGCAGAAGATGGGGCTTTGATGGGTATTGATATTACACCACTTAACAAAGGAACAAAGAAAAATAAAGAGTTATTAGCTGAATCAAAACGAGTTGCAATCTCATTTGAAAGCAGTTGGCGTGTAACTGAATTGTTGAAATGGGTAGACAAAGACACATTCATTATTTTAGACGAAGCACACAAGGTAGGAGTAACCTCTTCTAAAGTAACAAAGTATGCCATGAAGTTGACAAAGAAAACAAATTATGTTAGATTATTAACAGCAACACCAGTTAGCAATGGAAAGTTAGAAAACTACTATAGTCAACTGTATATGCTAAATGTATTCCGCAAGCCTAAAAAAGAGTTTGAGCAACTATTTGTTATTAAGCAAATGCGACAAATGGGTTCTATGCGATTTATGGACATTGTAGGTTATAAGAACGAGCATTTACTACAACAAATGATTGACCAATGCGCAGTGCGTTTCACACGTGATAAAGATTACTATCCAGAGGACTTTGTGTATAAGACTAAAAAGCCAGCTATGTATGCTAAATTGAAAAAGAATCGCATGTACAAGGCGGATAACGGTGAAGTGATTGAATTAGATAATAGTAGTAAACTATTTAACGCAATGCGCTGTGTGTCACATGGTTTCTTGCTAGGAATCAATAAGCAAGTAAGTAAAGAACCGTTTGAGCGTTTACAGGCTATTTTAGAAACACATAACAATGAACGAGTAGTTATCTTTTATAATTACAATGTTGAACTTGAAATGTTGAAACAATTACTAGACAAATTAAAGCGTCCATATAGTCAATATAATGGCGCTAGCAAGGATTTAAAACATTTCAAAGACAAAGACAACGGTATTGTGTTAGCACACTACAAATCCGCTTCTACAGGTATTAATGACTTTGTTATTGCGAATGTGACAATTTACAATTCAATGCCTTTGGAATCAATCAACTATGAACAATCAAAGGCACGCACAGACCGTTATGGTCAAACTAAGAAACCACTTTATTATCACATTGTACCTGAAACACCAACGGAGAAAAAGATTTTTGAAACAGTAACAAATGGTAAAGACTTTACTAATGAGATGATGGAGGATATTTTAAAATGAAAGAATTAAAAGAAGTAACAGTAAACTTTATGGCTGGTAAAGATAATAGAAATATCTTATTTACCAATGTTAAACGTGTAAATATCACACAACGTTTTTTAGAACTTAGTTTTGGTGATTCAGAAACATTCACCTTAAAATTAGAAAATTTAGTATTTTATTCAATTAAATAGTTGACAACTACTATATCCTATGATATAGTAGTTACATAAGATAAGAGGAGGAAACAACAATGTTTACTAAAGAAGATAAAAACCAAAAGTGGTATAAAAACACATACAAAGATTATATACAAGCGTGGTTCTGCTTACTATTCATTATGTTTCTTGGTGCATGTTTTATTTTTAAATTCATTGATACCACAGACACATGGGGTGCAGAAGAGGTTGACCATAACGGTCAAGTAGTAACTATCAGTAAAGACTTTTAAGGAGGAAACGAAATGTATATTGTAAATGTTATTGATTTTGAAACCAGAGCACTGGTTTACCAATCAGAATCATTCACTACAAAAGAGTTAGCAGAAGAGTATATGGTGGAAGTGATGGAGGATACACATGGTCTTGATGTACTTATTATTGAAGTAAATAGTTATAATTTAGAAACAGCTAAAATTGTAGCATGTTCATAGGAGGATAAACAATGGAACTATTAAGACTTAAAAAGAACGGTAAAGCGCCTTTAGTTGCTGGCTCGTTTAATGGTGAAGATAAAGCAGAAGTGAAGAAGTGGGTTGCAGAAGGTGGCAACTATGGTATTTTAACTGGTAAGTTATCAGGTATTGCAGTAATTGATATTGACACTCATAATGGTGTTAGTGGTGCTGATAACCTCAAAGAGTTTTGCGAAAAGTATGATATTGAGTTACCAGACACTAAAACAGTTATGACACCAAGTGGTGGGCTTCATCTGTATTACAACCTACCTGAAAAATATAATGATGTGCAATTCATTCAGAACCACAAGGAACTTGAAGGTGTTGACTTCCAAACACATGGACGCTACATTGTTGGGTGGGGTTCAACAATTGAAGGTGTAAAATATGAAGTGATTGACAATTCACCAATTGCAGACCTACCAGAGAAATGGTTTGATATTTTTACAGATAAAACAATTCAAAAGCAAAACAAAAAACGTGAACGCAAATGGACTGCAAACCTGTTAGGTGATATTATCGCTGGAAGTGATGAAGGAGGACGAAACAACTGGATAACGCAAATGATTGGCAAATTGTTTGCTACAGGCTTAGAACATGAAGAAGTATGGGTGTGGGCGCAATATACTAACCAGATAGGATGTAATCCACCACTTGACAGTACAGAACTGAAACGCACATATGATTCAGTTAAAAAACGAGAAGAACGGAGAATGGCAAAAGATGAATAACGCTCATATGTTTAGAAAATTGTTCCCAAACGGATGTCTTATTGATGTAAAGTACAATCCAAATGGGTTTGGTGATATGTATAGTACAAATTATAACTATTCAGTAATGATGCAACATGTAGCAAGTGGATTTGTTAAATTTGAAAATATTGAAACGGCGCAAGAAGTTTTTCAACTTATCGCAAAATATGCAAAATAAAAAAAGTCAACTCATACGAGTTGACCTAAGATAGTTGAAGGTGGGAGGAATCACCTTTGCTATAAATATATTATATCATAAAATAAAAGTTTTGTGTTGACAAATAAACGTCAATATGATACAATTATAATTATAAAACATTAGGAGGAATTAATTATGAAATTACAAGATGGAATGGTAGTAAAACGCAAAGACAACGGTTTAAAAGGTGTAGCACATAAACTTCAAGATGGTATGTGGAAAGTCAAATATCATGACGGAACACACACATATACTACAGAGAGTGCTTTTAAAAACCATTTTGTTATTCCTGAATTAGAAGTTAATTTTGAAGATTCAAAATGTGATGGTGTTGAACCTGATGTAGAAGTTTATTTTGATGATTCAAAACATGATTCAGATTTGATTGACAATCAAATTCATTACACAGTTAACGGTATTCAACCAATTCAAATAATGAAAGCTAACATGACAAAAGAAGAATTCCGTGGTTTCCTAGAAGGAAATATTCTAAAATATCCATTACGTTATAAACACAAAAACGGTCTTGAGGACCTTAAAAAAGCAAAAACTTACCTAAGTTGGCTGATTGAAGATATTGAAGAAAGAGGGTTGTAATATGGCTATGGAAAATGATTTAGTAAGAGTATTCAAAAGAGATATAGGCGATTATAAAAAGATTATGTTGTATTGTAATTCTTCATTAAGTGAACAAGAATATCTGGAAGTAACACAATACCCAGATGGTGATTGTGTTGTGTATTTAAATAGTGAATACAATGACGAAATTATATTAAGTAAAAAGCAACTAAAAAGACTAATGGAGGAACTTAAATGATTGAAAAATTTGAACCCTTGTTTGAACCGTATGAGAGATACGCAGTTTCAAACATGGGATATGTAATAGACCGTGACACCGGTTTAACAGTCTGGAACTCATATGATGACAACGGTAAACCATATGTAGTATTAGAAGGCTCACACAACAAGACACGTAAATTTTTTATTGCTAACTTAGTAGCTGAATCATTTGTACTAAACAAAGATAATCTAGGCTACCTATATTATAAAGATGGTGATGTTAACAATACACATTGCAACAACCTTGGGTGGGCTATTAACCCACAAGAAGGCAAGCAACGTGTAGCACGCCCACTGCGTAAAAAAGTAGAGGATAAACGTCATAAATTAATTATTGAAATTAATAAATGTATTGACAAAGATAAATGGGATACTGCTAAACGACTTGGCAAAGAGTTATGGGAATTAGAGGGCAACCCATGGTCTGAACGCAATACACCATCACAGTATTAGGAGGTAGTAAATGACATTCAAATGGAACGTACATTACACAGGTAGTAAAGGAAATTCAGTATCGATATATACTAATCAATTTAATATATTAGTTGATGCAGGTAAGCCTTACAAATTTATAGAGCCATTACTATATGAAAAACATTTTTTAATATTTACGCACAGACACGGTGACCATTTCAAACCAGCAGTATTTAGAAAAATACGTGATAACTTCCCAAATATTAAAATTCTAGCAAATGAAGAAGTAAATAATTTAATGTTTGAAAAAACTAAAATGGGTGCAGATGTTGTTTTTAGTGATAACTTTCAGTTTCAAATTGGTACAATGAAATTCACAACTATCCAGAACTATCATGGTGCTGGTGAAGAATTAGTTGACTGTCATGGATTAGTTATTGAAGATATTGAATCTGGTGAAGTATTATTATATGCAACTGATTTAAGCACTACAATAGATTATCAGGAATATTTAGATAAAAACTCTTTACAAGTAGACTACTTTCTGTTAGAATCTAACTATGACCCACAAGTAATTGAATTTTATGAATCAACAAAAGCACACACTGGTTTTGATATTTTTAGTAACGGTTCATATCGTCACTTATCTTCAACTGAACATAAAGAATTTACAGAAAAGTATTGCAAACCAGATTCAATTGTGGTACCATTACACCAAAGCGAAACATATTCAACTTTTGAAGGACTAATCAAACGTACTAAAAAAGATGAAAACAGATTGACAATGGAGGAAGTGGAAGAATGGAAAAAAAGCAAGAACAAATGAGTTATAAAATGTTACTAATGTTAGACTATGGTTATACTGTAAATGACCTACTAAACACATTAGAAGAACGAACAGACCTAATTAAAATGGGGTTCACATTTAACGAGATTTTCAAAGCTAAGTGGTTACGATTAAAGGCGGAGGACGAACACAATGGAATTTGAAATTGCAATTAAAACCAATGGTGTTCAGTCAATCGAATTTGCAGACTATGAAAAAATACTAAATGACGCACAGAAGTTGGCTGATAAAATGAAAGAGCAAGAAGTTACAGAAGAAACAATCAAAGAGAATAAAAAACTAGTAGCTACAATCAATAAACGAATAAGAGAGCTAGACACACAACGTAAACTAGTGAAAAGTGAAATCATGACACCTTATGAGGAACTAAACGAAAAAATACAGACATTAAAAGATGTATTGAAGGAAGGTATAGAACATGTTAATGTACAAATTAAAACGTTCAACGAGCAAGAACAAAAAGAACGTACATTACAAATTGAAGAACTTTTCAATAAGTACCAAGCTTCATATAATGCGCCACAATGGCTATCTTTTGATAAGTTCATTGCAAAAAACAGAAGTTTAGTAACTAATAAAGCAACCTCACAAAAGACAATCACACAAGCGGTTGTAATGTATTTTGAACTGTTTAAACAAGACTATTCAGACTTGAAAGAACAGGTAACAGACAAAGATGACCGCATGGCAATACTTATTGCATATTCAAGAAATGGTTTCAATATGAATGAAGCTATTGAAGAATTTAAAGAAATGAAGTCAGAACGTGAACGACTGGAAGCTGAACAACAACGAGTAAGAGAAACGAAAGTTCCTGAAATTGTAATTTTAACAGGAAATGAAGATAAAGTTGTTGACAAACCAGTTGAAGTGAGTTATACTTGTATTAAGGTTAAGACATCAGATTTAGCCAAACTTAAAAAATTAGGTATTGAATGGGAGGAAATGTAAATGATTATTAAAGGAGATTCATTGCGTTGTACGTATTTTTCAAAGAACTTAAAGGAAGGAGAAATCACATTTGACAGGTTGGTAGAGTACAGAAACAATCACAATGCACCAGAATTTGAGTTTGACCGCACTAGATTCTATGTTGAAAGTATGGAAGTGGAATACAAGACAAACGACTATCACATTATGCGTGCTATTCTTGTAACTATGGAAGGTACTACTAAGTATGCGGGCGGTAGATTCAATCTTGAAGTAGATTATAACGCAAACACTATGTTATTGGAGGAAATTTAAATGGGTTTATTTGATTGGAAATTACATGACTTAAACGGTAAGCGTGATGTAGAATTGGTAGTTGGTGTGACAAGTTTTAGTCAACATGTGTGGATTGATGGTGTAGGTTATCAGTTCTATGACTTCAACATGGTTTCAAATGATGATGAAACTATTATAAAAGGAAGTGTATACGAAGGTAGTGGATTGAAACCAGTAAATGTATTTCTAAATTGCAAAAAGAAATATATTTTATTTGGAAAATAGGCTACACAAGTTAGGGAAACTATGTTATACTATTTAAGTAGTAAAAATAAAAACAAATTATTGGAGGAATTTATTATGTCAGAATTACAAAAATTAGTTATCGTGAGTGTAGAGGATTCAGAAATTTCAACTAAGTTACAAGTTGCAAAAGAGGATTATTCAGCAATGTTTGATGCAGTAGCGTACAAACAACAATTCAATAAAGAAGCTGGCGAATGGGAAGATTCAGAAGAAGCAATGAAAAAATATAATGAAGCACTAGAAGTTGCTGGTGGTTCATTTGAAGAAGATAATACTATTGAGTTATACGTTGATGAACAAACAGGTAAAGCGTACTTCACAGAAGGCTCCGGTTTTATCAAAATTGATAAACCACTGGTTAGCTTAAAACGTATTAAGAAAGCACCTATTGTTGCAATTCAAGATTCACCTAAAGGACGTTCAGTAGTTATTGAACATAAAGGTAAGCACTACGCATTCAACTTCAACACAGGGGTATGGGTTGCTAAAAAAGAAATGTTCATTCCTAACATGGCTAAACTTGGAAAAGCAAAAGCGCGATTCAACGAACTATTTGAAGATGTAGGTGTGGACTGGGAAACAGCAGAAAAAGCGGTTGGAATGGTTGTTGATGTTACAGTTAATAAAAATCAATTAGACCCAACAAGCAACGTTGGTTGGTTAGAAGCATTACCTCTTGACCCAGAGGACCAACCAGAACAAAAACCAGTTGAAGAAGTTTATCACTCAATTGACATTACAGCTGATGATTTACCATTCTAAAAATAAACAAACAAAACCCTTGACTTATGTTAGGGGTTTTGTTATTATATACATATAGGAGGTAATGACAATGAAAAACACATTTAAAGTAGGGCAATATGTAGAACTTAAAAACGATAACCACAATGGTATTGGCAGCAAAGGTGATAAAGTATATATCTTAGCTAAAGCATTTAAGCCTATTGATGGTGTAGAGCTTATCTGTAGATTTGCAAATGGTGCTACAGAAGGGTTCTTACAACGTGAGTTGAAATTAGCAACAAAAACACTTGACAGAATCACATTAATAAAGTAAGATAGTAGTATAAACAAATTGGAGGAATTAACACATGAAAAATATTGCAGAATTTAAAAAGGCACCAGAACTAGCTGAAAAATTATTGGAGGTATTCAGTAATTTAAAAGGTAATTCAAAGAGCTTTGACCCAATGATTAAGGGTAGGCATGATGTGGTACTTATTGAATCAACTGAAAAGCTTTCAGCAAAAGGCAAGGAAATGCGAGTTATCAAATTACGTTCATTAGATGATGGACGTGACGTTATGGCGTACATTATGAAGTTTCGTAAAAAGGATTGGGATAATTGGAAAGACCGCAAGGTAGGTGATAGAATGTTAATTGACCTAACCTATTCCAATGGTTTCCCAGCAATCAAAGTAATTAAAAGTATTTCAAGTGGTAATGATGTACCATTTAAACCAAGCGAACCATTAACAAAGCAAACCATTTTATTATTTGATATTGAGATTTTTAAACATGATAGCTTATTTGTATTCCGTGATTACTTTACTAAAGAATGGTTTATCATTAATAATGACCTTGACGAATTACGCAAGTTTTACCTTGAATACCGTGATTCAATGTTTATTGGGTATAATAATGCGTCATATGACAACAATGTAATGCGTGGATATTTACAAGGCAAAAACGCTTATCAAATGTCTAAAACTATTATTGAATCAGATAATAGAGGTCTAGTTTACAAGATGTTTGATAGTCATAAAACCCCATTGTTTGGAATGGACCTATACCAAGATAATAAAGGTTTTAGCTTAAAAGAGCATTCCGCATTCTTAGGTATCAACATTAAAGAAACAGAAGTAGACTTTGACATGGATAGACCATTGACAGATGAAGAGAAAGATAAAAATATTGCATACTGTAAAAATGATGTGTTAGCAACTGAAAAACGTTTTGAACAAAATATTGGTATGTTATTGGCTAAAGCAACAATTGCTTTAATGTTTGATATGGATAAGACAGACCTATTACAAACCAATGCTAATTTAACAGCTAAGTTACTTGGGGCAACCAAACAAGAGGTAAGACCTGACTTGACAGACCCATTAGTGTTAGACGAACGACTAGAAATTAATACAAAAGAGATTGCAGAAGCATATTTGAACCATGAGTTTGAACTAAATGAAGATGGTAAATTGAACGTGTCATTAGAGTATACAGATGAAGATGGATATACAATGATTTTTGGTAGTGGTGGTGTACATGGTGCTAAAGCTAGTTATATCCACATTGGAATGTTCCCAATGCGTGACTGGGGTTCACTATATCCAAATACAATGGAACAATTTAATTTACTATCAAGAAATATTCCAAAGGATAAGATTCACCGCTACGGTGACTTACTAAAGCAACGTATGGACGCTAAATATTCAGGTGAAGAAGTGGCAAACATTAAAGGTGTAGAAGTACCAACATATGTAATGATTAACGGTATCAAGTTACCATTGAATACTAAGTTTGGTGCCAGTGGTGCGCAGTTTAATGGTTTATATGACCCAAGAAACCAGTTCTTAGTTTGTGCAACTGGTCAATTGATTATGACAAACATGTATGAATTAATTAAAGGTAAAGCACAGTTCATTCAATCAAATACAGACGCACACGCATATATTCCAAATAGTGAAGCAGATGACAAAACTATTGATGAAGCTTTAGATGAATTTGCTAACAAGATTGGGCTAACATTAGATAAGGATATGTTCCGTGAAATTTGGCAAAAAGATGTAAATAACTATATTGCGGTACAACCAAATGGAAAAGTGAAAGTAAAAGGTGCTATTGGCTTAACTGGTGGTATGAAAGTATCAAAAGCGATTGTATCAAATGCGTTCATTAACTATCTAGTAGCTGGAAAAGATTATAAAGAGTTTATCAGTGAATGTAATGAACTAAGACAGTTTCAAATTATTACTAAAACAGGCTGGACCTTTGATAGAACGGTTGCACGTGATAGTGAAGGTAATGAGTTCAACGCACAAAAGGTTAACCGTGTATTCGCAGTAAAAGACAAGACTAATGCAGTAGAGTTGTTTAAGGTCAAAGAAGGTCAATTATTAGATATTGAAGCTGATGAATTTAAGGATAATATTTCATATACAAAAGGATTGGCAAACGCACCAGAATACTACACAATCAGTAATGAAGCTATTGGAGAAGGTATTACAATTGATGAAGTTGACAAACAATACTATATTGACCAAGTAGAAGATACGCTTGAACTATGGTTTGGTGAGAACTGGAAAGAACGTATTGAACAAGCGCACCATGAACGAGAATTACAAGGGTTCAAACCAGTGGAAGTAAAAAATTATATTGATTAAAGTGTTGACAAAGGGTAGGTAAGCTGTTATACTTTACCTATCAACTATTAGGAGGAATTGATTTAAATGATTACAGTATATACTAAAAACAATTGCATGCCTTGCAAAATGACAAAACGCAAACTACAGGAATTAGGTGTTAACTATAAAGAAATTAATGTAGATGAAAATTTGGAGGCATTAGAATATTTAATGGAATGTGGATTTCGTTCCTTACCAGTGGTGTTCTTAGATGATGAACCAATTATTACTGGTGGGTTTGCACCAAATATCTTAGAAAGTCGTGTTTCATAGGAGCATTCTAAGCTCATTTCAGATTCAAAGTAAGGTGATTATACACGAAAAGACCTCCTATATAGGGGGTCTTTTTCTTTTTATTGATACATTAATGATTGTTTGCTATCTGTGAATAACCAGATGAACTCATTTGGTAATTGAACATGTGATAATGTGTAACCCATGTACGGTGTTTGTTCTTGTACTACACCTGTGCTATTTTCTTGAAAGTTGAAATAGTCGCCAACTTTCAACACTTGGTCTTTAGTTGGTTGCCCTGTCGCTGGATTAACCTTGTCAACAACTTCAACTGGAATACCGTTTTCAGTCCAATTAAAGTCAATTTTACCTAAGTGTTCGTTATAGATTTGCCACATTCCATTTACATACTCTAAGCCATCTACACGATAGTTGAAACGTTTTTTATTACTTGGTTTAGCTGGTTGTGTTGGTTTTGGCTTATTAGGTTTAGGTGTAGGTGTTGCTGTATTACCACCAACTCCGTTAGCTAAATCATGTGCCAATTGTGCTTTACTGATACCCATTTTAGCTAAGTAACCATATGGGTCTGTGTGGTCACCCCATACGAAATCCGTAACCCATTGGTGAGATACTACACCTTTTTCCCAAAGTGAACCACCTTGGTCAAGTGTCATTGGAATACCAAACTTTTTGCCCATGTCCCGTGTATAGTCAACATATGCTTTATAGTTGGCTTTAAATAGTTCAGGGTCGTTTGTATGTTGTAACTCAATTTGAACTGGTGCGTAAGGGTTAGCATTACCAGCACCCCATGATACGTTACCTTCTGGTGCTACTTTATAAACAATGCCACCATCACCAACAATGGCTGTAGTATGTGCATTAAACCAGTTGTTTTTCATATACGTAGCTTCATTACGACCTGTTGCACGTGGATTAGCTGTTTCATGTAAGATGATTTTATTAGGATATGCCAGTTGTTGGCTACCTTCCCACGGTTGTAAATTAAATTCGTTGTTGACTTCATATGCTTGTACATTTGTTGCACCAAAAAGCAATCCAAATGTTGTTACTGCTGACAATAAAATACCTTTTAATTTCATTTGTTTTCCTCCTTATTATCTTTAATACCTTTTGTTGTTGGGTCTACTGCAATACCTAAAATGCTTAACACAACGAATAGTGCGTTAATAACACCAATAAGTTGTTCACTCAAACCAGTTAGTTTGCTCATGTCTAAGCCAAAGATATTACCAATCATTTGAATTAAAACAACTACTGCTGGTACTAATGTAATCCAAAACGCTTTACTTCTGATACGTGTTTTCCAATCCATGTTATACACTCTCCTTATAATATTGTTATAATCGCACCAATGACAGCCACAATAATTGCACTACCTACAGTACGTGATAACCATTTTAAGCGGTCATTTATACTAGCAATGTCCTTTTCATTTTGAATAGAACGGTGATGTGTTTCACTTAGTAATTGATTGTTTGCTTTTAGCTCATTTTTCAATTCTGGAATACCTTCTAAGCTTGATTCAATCCTTGCTAGTTGTACTTTTATTTCCATAAAGTCCTTTTCTTCCATGTCAGCATCTCCTTATTTTATAGTAAACCACCGCCTTTCAGCTACTATTATAGTATATCACTTAAATAGGGGAAATAGTGTGCTTCATAGGAGGATTCTAAGCGTTTTTCAGTCGCCAAGGTGGGTGATTATCCATTTAAAAGCAAATAAAAACACCTCTTTTTAGAGGTGTTTTTAACTATAGTAAATCAGAAAGTAATTCTTCTAATTTTGCTAGTCTTTCAGCCATTTCTTCTTTACTTGGTTCTGGTGGCTTACTAGCTTCTTCATCTAAAAACTTTTGGAAATCATTATCTGTATTTCTGGTCAATTCTTTACCATCATAATAGTAATTATGAAAGTCAATCAATCCGCCTTCCATAGACTTTGCAGTTGTAATGTCAATATCAACCGCAATTTGTCCTTCATTTGGTTCTGTTGAATAACCTGTTAAGAAACCTATTCTATCATTAATCCAAATTTTCAATTATATCACCCTTCCTATACTGAAAACACTGCTGTTAGTACCCATTTAGCACCGTTACCCTGTCTGTTTTGTATTCTCCCTTTTATTTCACTATTACTAACATACACATATTTAAATATAATATCATCTGCACCACCACCAGTGGAAGCACCTTGTAGTCGCATAACAATACCTTTACCATTATTATAATTAGCATGTGCCTTTGGAACTAGAAAATAAGTATAGTCCCATGTTAGGGGGTTTCCGTTTGTAGTATCATATGGTTGCCAAAGAAAAAGCCAACCTACTGCAACATCACTCATAGTAAGAGATGGTTTTATAACATCATTTTCACCAACCCATGATGGACCATTGTAGAGTTTACGTCCAGTGTTTGCAAATTGCATTACTAATTCAGCAGTTAGGAAACCACTGTGACCAGATGAATCTTGTAATGATAGACCAGCTGGTGTTAAGCTTACATATTGATTAATTGAACCATCAGTGTTTAGTACACGTCCATCAAAACCTTGTGAAAACAACCTTGTTGAACCTGTTCTATTCGTTGTTAAGTTCTTGTATTCAATTTCCATTTCACCGCCAGCAACTGTTGATACGCCTTCTAATTGTTCACCAGCTACTGTTGCTTTAAATGTATTCAAAAATTCAGAACCATTGATTGTAGAACCGTTCATTGTGATAGCGTTTAATGTTTCAATGTTTAGCACAGCTTGGTCAATTGTTTGTTCAACCCATTCTGTTTTTAAATCGTCCCAAACCTTATAAGATGCTATCTTAGGATTTTCTTTTACTGCTCTTGTTTCAAGGTCACCTAATCTATTAACTGCATTAACTGGTACAGTACCATCAACAACCCACCACATATCACCTTGTTTTGGATTAACTGGCGGTTCTTGTTGAACATATACTTTAGGAATAGATGCAACCTTATTATTAATCTGAGTGTTCAATTGGTCTGATAACTTTCTAAGCTCATCATTTATACCAGATTCAATTACTACAAAGTCTGATAACGTAGCTTCAACACTATCTGTGGTATAGTCATATTTTAGTTCTTGAACACGTGATTCAAGATATAACTCTTCCTTCTCGTCAACTAGTTTAATTTTATCACCAACAAGTAGATTGTATGGGATATTAGCAATATCAACTTCATATGAAACCAGTGGTTTTCCATAATCTTTCAAGTGTTTTAGTGCGTAATCAACTAGTTTGTTTTTTGTAGTTGTTTCAAAGTCTAACTGCTGTAAGAAATAGTTATCATCTGTATGAGTTCGTGACCATTGTTTGATGTTCTCTCTATCATATATAATACCAGTTGTTTTATCTAATCTAAAACGATTATTTGGGTCTACCCAGTTATAACCTTTCAGGTCAACAGGTTTATCTGCCCCATCAGGAGTACCACCAATAGGTTTTATAGCATTTACTAATTGGTAAATATCTTCTTTAGTCTTGATTGAATTAATATCCCTATTAACATATAGAGTGTGTACTTTATCTGTACCACGTCTCTTTTTAATGTCAATATATCTATTAACTAACTGGTTACCATTGAATTCAAATCTGAACTCTAATTCTGCATTATCAAATTGCGTTGCTACTGATTGAATACGTTCCAATGCGGTTGCTCCTGAATCCCACTCTAATTTTCTAGATAATTTACTGATTTCATTAACACCAATTTTGAAACCACTACTTCCAGCGAATTCTTCGATATAATACTTAATTGGAAACGCTTGTGTTGCCTTATACGATTCAACATGTTGGTTCAGCAAGTCTAGTGATGCATCTTCCAATTCCATTGTTCTAACTTGGGTTAATGGGTCATGTTCAACACTTAAAATTGTCATCCACTCATACTTACCATTCTTGTCAACGTAAAGTACGTAGTTACCTACTTTGAACGTTTCTTTAGCTAGTGCGCTAGTTTGTTGCGTAAATGTAACATCCAATGCCATACGTCTGCTTGCTGTTGATAACTGAACAGTATCCTCAGCAGTTACCACACTAAATAGTGTACCACCATTTGTTGATACAATATCTAATAATTTAAATGTTCTATCTGTAATATAAAAATCCATGATTATACCTCCTATATATTATATTAATAGTATACCACAAACGATAGGGGCTTGTAAAGCCCCATATTGTTATAGGTATGTTTGTTCTAAGATGCAATTAACCTCAGGTTGTAAAGCCCAAGATGATTTTAATGGTAGTATATCATGCTCACCTAAACCGAGTTGGAACTGTTCCCACTGGTTACCAACAACATTCAATTCATTGTTTATAGCACCATTGATATACACATTACGTGAGTACGTATCTAACTCAACTATATCACCATCTTTAAAATAATTTCTAACATTATTAATGTACTTCACATTTAACCAACGTAATTTAGCATCAGTTATCATTACTGTGTTGGCTTTATTGTTTGAGAATTGTTGCACCCAGAATCCAAAATGTGATAGGTCTGAACTATCTTCAACATTATATACAAATGAATAGTTATCTCCAACCACTACATTATCAAGTTTGTTTATAGTCTTGATTGAAGCTAAGCGCCATTTGACATATGTTTCAGCACGTTCAATGTTTATTTCAAGTTTAAGACTACCAAACTTCTTTTTATCTAAGATGTATTGGTGTACCAACTCACCTTTATACCAACATTCCATGATTGTGGTATTAGCTGATGTTAATGAATCTCTAAAGACTGTACTTATAACAGCTTCACCTCCAGTAGCACGTATCATATACTCTAACCTTGCCATAGGTGATGTTTCACGATAATTATTGAATACAAAGCGAATATTTGCTATAAAGTGAGATGTCCTATCGTTTGTGGATGGTGCTGTAATTGGTATAACACCAGAAGGACCATGCCACACACCTTCTTTTTCGTTTGTGAAGTTTGGTAATACTGAATCAATATCTTTTGCCATATTTAAAGAACCATCAAAGAGATTGGGAGTTCCTACATTACCTAGATAGTTAGGATACGTACTTACGAAACCAGTGTTTTCTACCATTCCAGTAGGTAGTTCAGTACCCCAAAAATCTAATACCTGTACTGTTTCAGTACGTGATTGTTCTGTATAATCAACTTCTTCTGGGTTACCTATTTGGATTATCTGACCACTCTTATTGACCACTCCAACCAATCCATTTTCACCATTCATTTTAAATGAAAAGCGTGGATAGGCTTTGTATGTTCCGTTATTTACAACTTTTAATTCTTCTTTCAGTTCAATCAACGATTCTTGGTAAGTCATTGGTGTTGTCTGGTCAATTGCAAACATAGGTTCGCATATATCGCCACTAACATGGTCACCATATAAACCAAAGTTCATTGATAATCCAGTTGTTTCTGGACTTTTGATAGTTATTGTTTTTGCGTACATGGTCCAGTCTTTTACCTCATTAGGCATCTCAATCACATGTGTGTATGTTTTCCTAACTGGATTGTCTGCCCATTCTATCAATATTAGTTCTGCTGTCTTATCTGGTCGTACCTCGTTGTCTACTACGTTAATACGCACCTTAGCTTGAAAGCCAACTGTTTGACCTACATTTAAATCTAAATTCATACGTCTGTTGTATGCATCATAGAAGAACCATGCTTGGTGAGGTGTGCTGTTGTCAACATAATAGGCTGGTATACCAGCAGTGAAGTCACAACTCAATACATTACTTTCACCTTGTTTTTCAATGGCTAACTGCGCCCAAGGTTTATAGTACTGGTCTTTACGCTCAAAATTTGAATCTAATACCATGTTACTATTTTTAGTTATTACATTATTAAAGTTTGAAGCTTCAATCTGATGAGCTAAGGCATCAGGTACATCAAATGTTAATGTAAATGGTGTGTACTTTGTGTCTGTTGCGTCATACTCTTCTGTGCCTGTGAATATTGCGTTAAAATATCTATCTGGCATCTGGTCTAGTATAAGTCTTTTAGGTTCATCACTATTGATAATCTTTACAAGCGCATCCTTGGTTTGTGATACAGTCATACCACTATTGTCTGAAATAATGAAACCATCAATACTGATTGCGAAGTCACCTAATCTTGTATTTCTAAAGTGTTTACCATCTGTGTTACCAATCTGAAAAAAATCATTATCTTTTGATAAAAATGGTACGTTAACTTTAGCTATTTGAAATAGATGGCTTGTTTCTTTTCCGTCAAAAGTAAATGAGCGTAGAAAATTATAGTTTTCTTTCATGTGTATTATCTCCTTTTCTTAGTCACTATACTAGTATTATAACACAAAAGACAACCCTTGTAAAGGGGTTGCCTTGATGTTTTTAAATATAACCTAGATTACGTCTAGTGTTTCGTTCTTGTGTTCTGTTGAGGTTATTAAGCTCTTTGTTCATCTTCTTACCATCTAATATAACATCTGTGTTTTTAGCTAAGATAGCTTGTAACAATTCGTTCTGTTGTTGCATTAAGCTAACCAATAATGCCATGTCTTGTGATTCGCCACTGCCACCTACATGGTTGCGTTCGTCTTTGACACCTAACATCTGTTTAGCTTGGTTAAGTAACGCTAGTGCTCTACCTCGTTTAGATGGTTCAGTTGGTATGATAACCTCAGGGTGACCGTTTTCAGCCAGTGTTGCAATCTGTGGTGTTCTTGCAATACCACCATTGAAGTAACCTCTAATACGGTGACCACGTGGACCCCAACCTGATTTACCGTACTGCAAGTCATTTTCCCAATTACTATTGTTGAAGAAAGCTAATAATTGGTGATAGCCATTGTTAATGTTACCATAACCTGGAACTTTGTACGCATCAAACGTCTGTGGAATATATTGTAATAATCCTCGTGCTGGGTTACCACTCAATGTGTTAATGTCAACCACATCTGGACTTTGAACGATTTTTTCATTACCACCTGATTCGCGCATGATTTGAGCAACTAAACCAGCTACCTGTGAACTACTGATTGATTGACCCATGTATTTCGCCGCCTTGCGGATAACAGGTGCCCAGTCACCACCAGCACCAGCTGATTCTTCTTCCTCTTTTTTCTTGAATAATGCTTTAACCTTTTCAGCAAATGCAGATGTGGCTTTACTACCTAATCCTTTTGCCATGTCAAGTGGGATGTGTGATAGTCCACCTAAGTCCATTGCACCCATAATTGCATTGCGTGCTAGGTCTAATGGTTTACCTACCCAGTCCATTACATCACTGATTGTTTCTTTTACCTTGTTGATTCCGTTACCTACAAATGATTTTGTATTAGACCACATGTCTTTTACACCATCCATGAAACCAGTTCCTTTTTTGTAGAATGGCACACGCCCGCGTTTACCTAAGAAAGCTGATGTTTCATGTTCGTTCAATACATGTGTACCTTTAGGTGCGTTCATCATTACGTTACGCCCTTTAGGTATCATTGCGTTACCATCAGGTGTGATTACCATTTCAGCTCCGCCACCATCATTTACTACCATAGGTCCGCCAACGTGTCCGCCTGAACCTGTTCCTTGTTCATACTGTGGTACATTCCATTTGGCAACTTGTGGTGCGCCAAACTTTTCTAATACCCAGTTAGCACCGCCAATAATTCCATTTACTGGTCCGCCAATGGCTCTTAATACTCCGTTGAAAATACCTTTAAACGCATTAGTTATTGCACCAGCTCCGTTCTTAACTGCTCTCACCATTTGGTTTGGTAAATCAGCAAACCAGCCTGAAACTGTTTTAATTCCTGTACTAAATGTGTTCTTGATACCGTTCCAAAGATTACGAATAGTATTGCTTACTAGGTTTTTCATAGTGTTCGCAATACCACTTATACCATTCTTAAATCCGTCAAAGATATTTTTAGCACCATTTGCCCCACTACTAAAGAAGTTCTTGATACCATTCCACATGTTACTTACTGTGTTCTTGATTGCATTATTGAAATTATTAGCTATACCTTTGATACTTCCGCCAAACTTATCAAACAACGCACCAGCACTACTTCCGCCACTTGTAAAGAAGTTCTTGACTCCGTCCCACATGGCTTTCACTGTGCCTTTTACTGATGTACCTAGTCCTTTTACACCTTTGAAAATCTTACCAATGAACATTAGGTTGAACCATTCCCAAACGGCTTGGATTCCACCAAAGAAGATACGTTTAATCGCATCCCACAAACCAGTGAAGTCACCTGTTAATACCATTGAAAATACATCAATAATACCTGTGATTGCATCAACCATTCCATCAATGAACCCCACAACTGATTTAACAAATGATTTTACAATTTCAATTGCAATAGCAAAGATTGGTTTCAATAGTGTAAGTAGGTTCATAATTGCCTTACCAATACGGTCACCATTTTGGTCCCACCAATTGCTTATTTTGTCAAATATCTTACCTAAGGCTTCTGCTAACTCTTTAATAATTGGCATAATCATTGGTAGTAGTTCTTTTACAAAGAAGTCTAATACTATTTTGAAAATCTTTTGAGCGCCACCAAGTAACTTAGTGATTGCTTTTAAGGCTTTGTCAATTAATGGTATAACTGTTGGAATAATCTCAACTGTGATAAAATCAACTACTTTTGTTAATGTTTCAAAGAATCCCGCTGGTGTACCGTCACCAGTACCAAAAGTGAACGCATTTTTGATATAATCTTTAAATCTTCCTAATGATTCTTTAATACCTACAATAGCATTGGATACAGTTTTCATTTTTTCGTCTGATAAACCAAGCATGTCTAAGTCAACTAAGCCATTACCTTCCCATGCTGATTTAAAGTTATAACCCCATGATTTTAACCCACTTAATGATGATTTGAAATTGTTTACTGCACTGTCAATTCTATTTATTCCCTTTATATCTAAGCCAAGCGCGCCAACATTTATGAGACCCTCACCTTTCCAGATGCGTTTAATGTTTTCTGCCCACATACCAACCTTCTTACCAAAGCCTGATAAGTAACCCCACGCTTCACCTGTGACTTTTCCAAATACATCAAATGTACCCTTGAATACCTTACCAACCCATGAAAGGTTTTTGGCTAATTCAGGTAGGCTGTTACCTAATCCACCCAAGAAAGCTTCAAACCTTTTACCTGTGTTTGTTATCTGCTCTTGGAAAGATGGTAGACCCATTTTTTCTAGTGATTTGTTTAGTCCTTCAATCATCTTGGCTGTACCACGCGTAACAGCTGATTTCATGTTGGCTATTGCAGTACCAAAACCTTGTGTACTATCTTTAGCTATCTTTTCTAATGACTTAAGACCGCCACCACCCTCTTTATCCATTTTAACTAAGGCATCTTGGAACTGTCTTACAGATATACTACCTGATGACAATCCTTCTTTTAATGCACCTGTTGTCATGCCCATTTCTTTTGCTAAGGCATTAAGGGTAGGTCCTAAACCACTGTTAATCATTGAGTTCCACGTTTGCGCATCTACCTTACCATTTGAGAATGATTGAGATAACTGAACAACCGCACTATCAACCATCTGTGCGTCCCCACCAAAACCTAGGATAGCATCATTCATTGCTTTAAATACGTCAACTGATAGTCCCATATCATCTGTTGATGCTGTTAGCAACTGAACGTTACTCACTGCACTATCTAAGGCTGTTGGTAAACCACGTGTTGCCTCTTGTAGCTTATCCATGTTCTTAGTGATGTCCTTTGTAGCTACACCCATGTTCTCAAATGCGCGTGTACTATTGTTTAATGTATCAATCCTATTTAATGCACCATCAATAGATGATTTAACAGTATCAAACGCTTTTGAACCAATGTTTGCAACTGCACCTAATGCACCAGCGCCTAAGAATATACCTACACCTTTTGTTGCTGAACCAATGGCAGAACCAATCTTGCCAAATCCTGACTTGATAGAACTACCTACCCCAGAAGCTGTCTTTTTAAGTGATGAAAACACACCATCTAACTTACTAGCACTTGAACTAGCTTCTTTTGATTCTGTACTTACACCCTTCATTGCTTTTTCTGTTTCTTTTAGTTCATCACCTAAAGCATCCACATTCTTTTCGCTTTTGCGTGCTTCATTTGCGTATGCTTGTAGTTTTTGCTGTGCTTCTTTTACCTCTGTTGAGTTAGCACCATACTTCTTAGTTAACTGTGTGACCTCATTTGACTGTTCTTTGACAGCCTTGTTCATTATCTCTAGGTTGCGTCGTTGACCCTCTTGTTTTGCCTTAACAACGTCTATCTCTGTACCGTGTTTTTTGGCAATAGCAACTTCTTTTTCTGTTGCCTTGTTATTAGCTTCAACTTGTTTGCCGTATTTACTTGAAGAAACCACTTGTTTCTCTAGTGCTGTTGTTGTTTTTGATAACTGTTGGTTGTATGCATTATACTTAGCTGTTGATTGATTAATTTTAGTGTTAAGATTGTCAACTTGCTTAGATTCAGCACCATATTTCTGAATGGCTTCATCTCTGCGCTTTTGTAAAATCTTAATCTTTTGTTCTTCTAACCCCATTACTGTGTTTAAGTCTTTTGTTTTTTGACTTAAACCTTGCATACTCTTACCACCGTCGTCAAAAGCCTTTGCATTTGCACGCATAGCACTTTCAGCTTGGCGCATTTTACTTTGTAGTTGGTCAAGTGTTTTAATGGTATTGTCTATACCCTCAACACCAATACCAAACTTCATGTTACCAATTGGTTTATCTGCCATTATTCAAGTTCTCCTTTCGCTCTAGCCATCTCTGCTGGTGATAATACTGAACCAAAGAATGACATAGGGTCTTGCTTCTTCTCTTTTTTAGGGGCTTTCTGATTGTTAAATAAATCTAAAAGAAAGTAGTAATCAGAATTGTTTATCTCTGATAAACTCCAATTACCACTTTCTAATAGTTGTCTATATAAGTCATCAAAGTTTTCTAACTGTTCTGCGAATGACGTATTTTCTAATTCTTTTAACTCATCAGCCCCTAGGCTTTTTTTCCTTCGTCATTGCTTCCCATTGCATTTGAGAAAATATCTTCAATCGTAGGCATTAGGTCATCAGCTGTAATTGAATCTTGAATTGCATCAAATGTAACACGTGGGTCCATGAACATATCAGCTACTAATTGAATCATTTCATCAATCATTTGTAATTCTGACATTTCAATTTCACCAGCTTCAACTTTTTCAACTGTTGCATGGAATTTAATTAGTTCACGCATTGAACGAGTTGAAATTGATTTTTGTTTGACTGTAAAACTTTTTCCTTCTTCATTTTGTAGTGTAATTTTAATCATAATTGATTCCTCCAATAAATTTATTTTTCTTACTAAAGATATTATAGCATAAACACTAGTGGTTGTGGGTGTTGGTGAAACCAGTGTATATAAAAAGAGTACCTACATTTTAGTAAGTACTCTTTTTATATTACGATAATTCAATTGATACACTTGTATCTGCTGGTGTCACCTGCCCTACCACAGGTGGCGTACTAGGGTGTAGTCACATTGTTTAACTTGTCAACAAATTTATCTAATGTTAATTTCTCACCAGATACACCTGACATATAAGCAATACCACGGTCGTCTGTTACAAATGAACCTTCAATCGTTTCTGTGTTAGGTTCAGTACCACCTGATTCAGTTGTATTCAATGCGATTTCTGGATGACTGAAACGACCTTTAGTTAAACCAAAGTACATTTCTTTACCGTCTGCTCCATCTGCTACGAATGTAACTGATACGTATGGTGCTTCTGTATCTTCGCCAACTGATGCAATACCTTCTGCATCACGTGTGATGCCCAAGATTTTTTCATATACTCCACCTTTGTATAAGTCAAACACGTTTAATGATGCTGATAACTCACCAACACCCTTAGCTGATACCCAAATTGGAACGTTTGATGCATAAACAGTTGTTTGCTCTGCTGAAATACCTGAAATAGATGCTTCAATAGTACCTCCACCAGTTTTGTCAATTACATGTTTTTCAATTGTCGTTCCATCTTCTCCACCACGTACTGAAATGATGGCTTTCTTAAAACCTACTACTGCCATATTAAAATCTCCTTTATATTTATATTTTCTTACTAGAATAATTATATCATTAATCAACCTGTTTTAGGGTGTCACTTAGACAACCCTTTGACTGATTGTGTAACGTTTGATAACTCTACGTGCGCCCTCTAAGTCTGGGTCGTAGCTTTGTTGTGATAATACACACTGCACATTATCTGCACGCATGGTCTTGTCAATCTCAAAGTAATACTTTTCAACTTCTTTCAAGTCCTCACACCACAAGTCTACCTGTACATGTGTTACAAAATAATTAGGGTCTGCACTGGCATATTCTGTGTACCGTCCGTCAAGTTCTACAATTCTACCTACTGGCAATTGTGGTAATGTTTGAAATTCAGTGGGTACTTCATTAGTAAACCAGTTGACTTCTGGGTGCGCTTGCTCTAAAGCTTCTGCAACCTGTAATATTGGTAGTCTCATTTTAGAAACGCCTCCTCTAATGCTTTTTGAATGATTGATGCAACTTCACTATCAATGCTGTTTATTGTTTTTTGTATAAACCCTTGTGGTCGTTGTTTGATTGTTCCTAACTCTGGAAAGTGTGCCATCCATGCCACATCATCATCAAAGCCAACTTCTGCTATATGGTTATTCTTATTTGCTTTACTCATTACAACATGGTCACGCATATGTTCTTTTTTGTAGTCCTGACCATCCCTACTATACTTTGTGCCGTTAAAACGTGGTGTATTTTGCTTTAGTTCATTCATTGCTTTTTCACCAGCTGTATTCACTGCCTTACTAACTATTAGGTCAGCTTTTTTACCGCTTTTTTCTAATTGCTTGTAGACTTGTGAAAAGTCAACATAGTTTGGACTGCTCATTTATTCACCCTCTTACATACAAGGGTTGTAAAGTCACGTTGGAAACTACCTTCTAACACTTGAATAATATCATAGTTAACTCCGTTATATACAACACGCATACTATTGTCAATTTGAAAATGTTGTTCATATCTGATAATAAAGTTTGTTGTATCCTCTAACACTGTACCTAATGATTCTTTATAGTCTTTGAAATACTGCTGTTTTACTGAACACCATACAGTGCCTTTGGTTTCCCAATCAGTGACCCACTCATAATATTCATTCTTATGAGTGGTTTTATGTTGGATACTTATCTTCCTATCAAGCCGTTGTGTTGGTATCAGTGACATCATATAACCCCCTTAATTGGTGAATCATTGCTACGATTGTAAATGGTACTTGTTGTTGTAATGCGCTTGTTGCTGGTACTCTGTTTTCATACCATAATGAAACCAACATGAACTGTAATGTCTTGAATCGTTTATCATCTGGTGCTGTCTTTAGTTCAATAGCTCCTAAGATGAATAGTTCACTGGTATCAATCAAGCCTTGTAGGTAGGCATCATCAAAGTCATAGTCTAATCTTAGGTTGTTCTTAACTTCCTCTAACTGCAACATATATTATACCTCCTTATTCTGCTGGTACTTCTGGTTCAACCACTGCAGGTTGTGTTTTGAACTCTGGAATATCAATCTTTTTCGATTCTGGTTTACCATCTTCAATAGCTGATACTTGGTAATCACCTTTTGCATATGTTGTCCCTGCTGTCAAACCAGTTATAACTGCTGGTGATGCAACCTCTGTTAATACTTTTGTACCATCTTTCTTGTATACATTAAATACTTTAGCCATTATCTTATCCCCTTTATAATATAATAAGAGGATAGAGCGCAAGCCCTACCCTCATTGGTTAACTTAATTCAATTGATGCTGATGTTTCTGTCGTTGTCACCTGTCCTACTACAGGTGGTGTACTAGGGTGCTGGTGTTAAAGTGATGTATTTACCAGCGTTTGCATCAACTACTTCACAGTCAAAGCGCATTGCTACTGCTAATACTTGACCGTAATATTGATGTTCAACCCAACGTACAGTGGTGTCTACGCGGTCGAAGAAGACTGCGAATGCATCAGGTTGTCCTAAGAATGCCACTTTGTCACCGTCTGCTGTACCAATTAATTTATCAGCTAAAACAGTTACTTTGCGACCTAGTAAAGCTTTACCAGATTGTGCTTTGATGTCATCTTCTAATAAGTAACGTCCGTTAGCGTCTTTCATTTGGTCTAAAGCGTTGAAGAATGATTGTGAAACGATAAATTCTAAGTTGTAAGCTGGGTCAAAACCAGTGTTAACTTGTGTTTTCAAGTCATCAATTGATGTTGCAGCTACTGCTGTAGCTTCTTTTAATTTAGCAACAATAGCTTTGTTAGCTGTGTTCAAACCTTGACGTTGAATGTGACGTGCAATGATTCCAGATAAGTCATCATCAGAATCTTGTAAAGCTTCTTCTGCTACTGCAATTTGACCACGGTAAGTTTCAACTTCATATTTGACTTCTTCGAAAGCTGGTCCTTCTAAATCAGGGTTCTTTTTAAGTTCTTCAACTGTTGCCAATACTGCTTCATTAGCTTTCAAGATTGGATATTTACCCATTGGTTGTGTTACTTTTTGACGTGTAATCATGTTACGTAAATCAACAACTGTTTCAGGTAACATTTTAGCTTTTGTGATAATTTCTTCTGGGATAATTGCAGAAGCATCCGCAGACTTAACACCTTCAAATGATTCAGGCAATGCACGTGTTTCTTTTGAGCGTAAGTATTCTAAGAATCCACGCACTTCTTTATTTTCTACTTCTTTTCCATCTAAAATAACTTTCTCCATGTTTTCGTCTCCTTCTTGCTCTAGTGAGCGTTTTTCTTTTTTAGGTTCTTCCTTTGGTTCCTCTTTAGGTTCTTCAACATCTGTTTCAGGTTTTGCTGAACGTTCCTCTTTTGGTTCCTCTTTTTTGGCTTCCTCTTTAGGTTCTTCCTTTGGTTCGTCCTTAGCTTCTTCTGCTTTGGGTTCTTCCTCTGGTTTCTCCTCGTCTTTATTATCAACTGCACGTTCTTCTTCTTTAGGTTTTTCCTCGTCTAAAGCTTTAATTTCTTGCATTACTTTTTCAGCTTCATCAAGTTTACCTTCTGATAATAAAGTTTGTGCTTGTTCCATAAGTTCTTGCCGTGACATACGCACACCCCTTAGTTTTTTATTTTTCTTACTAAAGATAGTATATCACGAACAAGGGAACTTGTGGGTGTTACTTGTATAACCCTAATAGGTTTAATTCTAATTCTAGTTTACGCTTTTGAAATTGTTTTGCTTCCTCTTCCATTTGTTCTAATGAACGTTTAGCCACACTAACATCTGTGTCTGCATATGCTGGAATTGAAACCAGTGAGATTTCAAATAGTGATTTGATTTGTTTGATAGTTCTGTGGTTGATTCCATCAGCTTTACGCCATTCATCTTTAGCAACTGTGAATCCAAATGAACACTGACTAAGGTCACCACGTTTCACTAATTCCATTGCATCACGCCCAACTGATGTATCAGGAAGTAATGCTCTAAATTTTAAACCAATGTCGTCAACCTCTAAGGTTAGCGTTCCACTCTTTGTCCGTCCTAATAACTTACTTGAATCATGGTCAACGAACATACGAACGTCACTCATATCAACACCATCTAATGCACGCTTATCTATGAACTCAATGAAGCCACCTAAGTTCTCACTAGGTGAATCAAATTTTAAAGCGTAACCCTCAACAATGTTGTCTGTTACTGTTTCAACCTGTTGTAGCTGTCTAATTTCAAGATTCTTCACTTGCTGACACTCCTTCTTTTCCATCTACTTTCATTAATTCTTCACCTTCTTCAACATCTGCATAACCTAAATAGTCACGAATTTCGTTAGTCTTAATTGCTTTTAGCAACTCTTTATTCTGTTTACCTTCAAAAACTCGTTTACGTCTATCTTCATAGGTATCATTTAATAATGTTGTGAGGTCTAATTCTAACTCGTTACCTGTTTTAATTTCAATTTCATCACAGATAGCTCTTTCATATTGGCTAATAGTTGAAGCAATATAGATGTCATTTGCACCACTATCTGTAGAGTTTACTAATTCCATACCAAAGCGGTTCAATGGAATACCTAATACTTTTGCAATCTGTTGTGTACTAAACTTGTTACCTTGAATCAGTTTAAGAATATCAGTATTCATTTTGTATTCTTGGAACTCTGTTGATTCGTCTAAGACAATAACACCATTACTGTTAGTGCTACCACCGTTTGCCTTTTCAAAGTCCTGTCTGATTTTTGCTTTTGTTTCGTTGTCAACGTAACCGCCTTTTAGTTTCAAGATACCTCCACCAAATACACCGTTAGCAAAGAACTTGCTTAAAATCTTACTACCGTTTGATTGCATAGCTACTTCATCTTTCAATGATAGTAAAGGACTTCTACCAAGGAAACCATCTACAGTTGTAATTCTAAAGTGTAAAATATCTTCTGGTTTACACTTGTACATGATACTACCATAATCCATTGTTACGTCATAGGACCATTCACCTGTTGTAACGTTTTGGATTACGTTTACTTGTTCAGGTTTTACAAACTCCAAGCTCTCAACTACCCCTAATTTATCTCTGTGTATTAATGCATATGAGTTACCGCTTAAAATTAAGTTTGCTACTGTTGCATACATGAACATGTAATGACTTTGCTTATTATTTGGTCGTTTGTTAATCATTTTTAGAAATTGTTCATCAGCTTCACTATTCTTAGTTGGTCTAAATTTTGACTGTCCTAAGTCACCACTAATAATATTGATACCTGTGAAAATATCTGAATTACGTAGCGCTTTTTCGCCTGTGATTTCTGTTGAATAAATATCACTACTTTCGATAAAGTCAATGAAGTTCTGCTTTGTTGTGCTTCTAGGTGCGACAAAAACTCCCATTTAATTATTCACCTTCTCCCAATTCTTTGTATAAGATTACTGATGGAATTAATAATGCTACTGCTAAGGCTACTAAACCAGCTACTAAACCAGTGAAAAACATTGCTGTGACTAGTGATAGCATACCTAAAACGTAGAAAATTACTACTAACCATACCGCATTTTGCATATTTACCCCTCCTATATACCTCATTTTACCACAAAACAATATAAAAAAGAGTGCTAGTTAAAGCACTCTTTATACACCAAATCCGAATTTACCTTCTTCAATCAGTTCTTTAAAGCTGATATACTCATAATCAAAGTACATTGCTTCACTCATTGCATTAATTAAGGCGTCTATAGGGTCAATTTTGTTACGATTCATAGCCTTTTCAATGGCTATATTGTCCGCAAACTCACGCATAATAGCGTTATATACAGCTCTATTTAGTAGTGGGTTGTCTGTTTGAATCACTTCACCCTTGATAATTGCATCACGTAAGTACTTTGTAGGTGCATTTAAATACTGGATACGCTGTGGTACTTCAATTAGTTTGTCTGGAAAGTCCTTGCTTAAGTTGATTACAGATGGTGTTGCTTGGTGTCCGTCATAGTAAATACCTTGTAGGTCTAAGTCATACTCTGTTATGAACTCTCTTATCCATTCGCACATATCTTCATGGTCTATCAAACCATCTGGTCGCTGACTGATGTTTACTAGTCCTAAGTTCTCATACTGTCTATACGGTATCTTATCTTTTATCTGTTTAGCTTCAATACCACCCACAGAAGCTATAAAAGCGTGACTGTCAAGAAGTAGCTTGCGTTCCTCTGCAATAGGTATCACCCAGCTAACTGCCGTCATATCGCCTGTACGTGCCAAATCAAGACCTATATAAACTGGTCTACCTTTTATATCATATGGTTTTGTTTGCTTAACAGCTTCCCAAGATTCTTTATCAATGAAACTGTCTTGTGATGATTGTACCCAGAAGTTCATTTCTTTAGTTAGCCAACCACTCATGTCACCCTTAGCCTTATACTCTGCTAATGAGTTAACCTTATGTTCATACATTGTTTCATGTAGCTGTGCATTCTCAAACAGTGGGTTACTCTTAATCCAGTTAGCTTCATCATCTACTTCACTTAGGCTATCCATTTCCCAACACAAGGCAAGGTAAGCATCAGCTTCCACTTCCTCATTAAGTAGCTTAGTTATAAATGGGTATTCTATGCTATGCATTGGTCCATTCAAGTTTTTGGTTGTTGTACTAATAATCAAAATTAAACCTTGTAATTGTTGTGACTGTGAACTTTCTAATACCTCAATCATGGCTGTGCTTTTAGCTTCTCCATACTCATCAAGTACACCACATAGCACGTCTAGTCCGTCTAAGCTATCTGCATCACTTGATAGTGGCTTAACCGTTGATTCATCTTCTAAGTGTTCAATGTCTTTCTTATTAACTTTGGTTACTTTCCTTGTTCCATCACTTACTGCACGCAATGCCTTTAGCTGTGATTTTAACATGTTGAATACAATACCAGCTTGGTCTTTAGTGTTAGCCGCCGCTACAATCTGTCTTGAAGCGTTTGGATACTGACCTAATAAGAACTCATATAATGAGATACCAGCAACCAGAATTGACTTACCGTTTTTACGTGCTAGGCTGATATATACTTTTCTGAATCTACGCATCTTGTTTTTCTTTTTGCGCCAACCATATATCATAGCAATAATAAACTTCTGGAACTTAGCTAGTTTATTTGTCTTACGTGTCTTTGGGTCTGGTAGCATTTCAATAAATGCAACTGGTTCTAGTGCTTCTTTAGGGTCATAGTAGTATGGATAATCTGGGTCTAGTGACCGCTCTAAGTCCTTCTCATGACGTCTAATGGCTTGTTTAATCTTATTACCTATTGGTATTTGATTATACCTTACGTAATTGATGTAATCAGCTACAAAATCTATATTATTCATATGTATACCTCCTTGTTTCTATTATA